CAGGAGGATCAGGTGGCGGAGGTGGCGGAGCAGGTGGCAATGGAACTACTGCTGGCACTGGCGGTGCAGGTGGTGCAGGGTGCATCCTTATTTACTACTAAAATTGAGGAAAAATTATGACTACACGATATGAATATAAATGCGATCAGTGCGATGCCAATTATGTTGAGCAACGCAGAGACACAGAATCACAATTCATTACAGTATGCGATGCTTGTAAGACTGGTACTTATACAGAAGTGACGGCTACATATATTGAGCCAGATGGACTTCTAGTTGCACCTTTGGTAGTCGATGAAGTACCAGCTGAGTAAAGCTGCGATCCAATTAAGGGAACAGTTTGATGACTCATTCCCAGATCGTGACCACACATCGGATGGCACAGTCGGTGATAGCCGACACGCAACTCGCCCTAGCGATCATAATCCCGATGCTAATGGCTGGGTTCGTGCCCTCGATGTTGATCGTGATGTCAGTGGTAAGTCCAAGCCAGACCTTATGCCAGATATTGCAGATCAGATTCGTCTCTTATGCAAGTCTAAAAGAGAAAAACGCATTACCTACATTATCTTTGATGGTCGTATCGCCTCATCAAAAAAGAATTGGGCATGGCGAGAATACACAGGGGCTAACAAACACAACCACCACTGTCACATCTCGTTTGCGAAAGAAGCTGACGATGATGGGGCTTTTTTTCAAGTACCTATGCTAGGAGCATCTAATGAATGAACTAAAGACAGCAGCAGGATCATGGGCGAGAGCCTTCCTTGTAGCAGTTATCTCAATGGCAGCAGCTGGGGTCACAGAACCTAAAGCACTTATTGCTGCCGGTATTGCTTCTATCCTTCCCCCAGTTTTGCGATACCTATCGCCTAACGACACAGCTCTCGGCATTAAAAAGTAATGAGTGCCCTTAACTGGGCAGGTTTTGCAGTAGCACTTGTCACGATTGGATCTGCTTTTGTAGGTTCAATCCGCTGGTTGGTTAAACATTACCTCGCTGAACTAAAGCCAAATGGTGGATCGTCAATGAACGATAGATTGACACGACTTGAAGCGCGTGTCGAAACTGTGATTCAACTCCTAGACAGGTAACAATTATCTCATGGCAAGAAAAGCAACTAAGCAGCTAGAGGATCAGGGTTACTCAGCACTTGATGCTTATTGCATCGGTGTTTATGAATACTATAAATCATTGCTTAAAGCAGGGTTTGCCGATGACTTAGCCCTGGCTATCATCATCGAGCCATCATCTTATCCTCGCTGGATTTTGCCTGATGAAATCCCGCCAGAGAAGTTAGGCGATTACGAAGATGAGGACGATGATTAAGAAACGCTATCTAGTGATCTCGGATCTACAGATCCCCTATCACCATGAGCAAGCCGTTAAGAATCTAATCAAGTTAGTAAAGCGTGAGAAGTTTGACCTCATCCTGAACACAGGTGATGAGCTAGATATGCAGTCACAAAGCAAGTGGGCACAGGGCACTAAATTAGAATGGGAAGGTACGCTCGATGCTGACAGAAGCCTTGCTCAAGATATTCTCTATGAACTTGGCACAACAGATGTCACTCGAAGCAATCATACAGACAGGCTCTACCACACGCTACTACGCGCTCCTAGCCTCATTGGACTCCCAGAACTTGAATACTCCAAGTTTATGGACTTTGCAGGACTCGGTATCCGATTCCACAAAAAGCCGTTCGAGTTCCACAAAGGCTGGGTCTTAGTTCATGGTGATGAAGGGTCAATGAACTCCAATGCCGGGCTTACAGCTCTTGGTCTAGCGCGTAAGTTTGGTAAGTCTGTAGTCTGTGGACACACCCACAGAGCAGGCATTAGTGCCTTCACAGAGGGCATAGGAGCCTCATACAGGACTTTGTGGGGCTTAGAGGCTGGGAATGTCATGGACAAGCGCAAAGCCTCTTATTTGAAGGCTGGCAGTGCTAATTGGCAAATGAGCGTGGCAGTCATAGAAACGCATGGAGATCGTGTTAGTCCGATGCTTGTGCCTATAAACAAGGACGGATCATTTACCCTCTACGGAAAGTTATACGCTTAAATCCGTTATCAAATTGTTACACAAATTAACCCGATTATTGTATGTCGGTGTGTCACACTAATATCGTAAGCCAGTCAAGGGCACTGGATGCAGATAGGTACACAAATGACAATGACAGAGAAAGCACTGCTCATCTGTTTCATAGGGTTAATGTTCTCTATGACACTTGTAGCTATAGATGCTTATAAGTTAGGGCACGAACGCGGTCTTCGAGAAGGCTGGCACCGGGGTCGGGCACTTAGCCGACAGGAATTCTGGGAAGAATGAAAGCCAATGAAATCTTACTATCAGCCACCGACACGATCCGTGATCGTGGCTTATCATATGGTCATCCTGCGGATAACTTGCAGCACACCGCAATGCTCCTTAGTGCATACCTACAAACACCAATACACGACTATCAAGTGGCAGGGATCATGGTCTTGGTTAAACTTGCAAGAACTAATCAGTCAGCCCAGCACATCGACAACTGGATCGACATGGCATCCTATGCCGGTCTTGGTGGACAACTAGCTACAGAGGAGAACGATCTTTATGTTTAATCTAGCCGATTATGAGACAGTAGAGGTGAGACTTGAAAAGTTTATTAAGGACTATCCAGATTTCCGCATTTCAACAGAGATGGAACTTTGCGAGAAAGATCGATACATTGTCAAGGCTTATTTATTTAAGACTGCTCAAGATAGCGTTGCGTGGACAACAGGATACGCTGAGGAAAAGATTACTGATCGAGGCGTTAATTCGACTTCAGCACTGGAGAATTGTGAGACTTCGGCTATCGGCAGAGCACTTGCTAATGCAGGTTATGCTGCTAAAGGAAAGAGACCAAGCCGAGAAGAAATGACAAAGGTCGTTGCTACAAAAGTAGTAAAGCCAGCGGTACAAGATGTTGTACCAGATCAGCAAGACTATTGGACTACCCCAGTCAATGAATACATGAAGGTAGTAGATGCACCACAGACTTTAGATAAAGCCCTAGAGACTGTAGCTGCAATCATGGGCACAGGTGAAGCTGCTGAAGTACCTCAATGCAAGCATGGATCTATGGTATGGAAAGAAGGGCATAGCGTTAAGACTGGCAAGGACTGGGCTGCTTACCAATGCACAGCCTTAGGTCATGCAGGTTATGAGGGCAAATGCCCTGCTATCTGGTATGTAATAGGTAGCGATGGTAAATGGCAACCACAGAAACCGAGGGCATAATGGGTCACTTAGAGTTCTTTAATGAGACAACAGGCGAATGGACTAACATCGAGGACGTCCCATTGTTTGACACAATCAACTGCCAACTATGCAATGAGCCAACAGCAGCTCATGACATTGTTGCTGAGATTAAATTCAAGGACGATCAGCCAATTGTGGGCACATGGCAGTGCAGAAAGTGCAAAGCAGTCAATGGATGAAGTTACAGTCAAGTGCTTAAAATGCACCAAAGATACTCCAGAGTCAGAAATCATGGATGTTGGATATTGGTGGGTTTGTGGCGATTGCTATGATGGTTTATGACCCAACATAGAAAGCACAGAGGTTTCCGCACAGAGCGCGTAGTAGCTGAGTACCTATCGACTTGGTGGCAGGGCGCGTGTGTGGGAAGGGGTAGTGGCAAGGATATTGTGAATGTTCCGTTTGATGTTGAAGTTAAAGCTAGGGCAGGCTTTCAACCTCTTGCGTATCTAAAGCAATTAAAGGCTCGGACATCCACTTCGGGGGAATTAGGATTCGGGGTCATAAGGCTTAACGGACAAGGCGAAGATGCTGCCGAGTATTGCGCCATCATCCGACTAGCTGATCTATTGCCACTACTTCTACTTCAATATGGTCATCTAACTAGCGAACCCACAGATGCAGACATTGACCGCTGCCTAGTCTGTGGGTCTTACAAGATAAAGAGGTGCTTCACTTGCCAGCCTACGACTACCGATGCCCAGACTGCAATCTTAGTCAAGAAATCACACATGGATGGCACGATAGACCTATGATCCCATGCACTTATTGCAATGCACCAATGGTTAAAGTTATTGGCATTATCCCAGCTGTATTTAAAGGCAAAGGGTTCTATTCCACAGATAAATAGGGTGTGCTCAGGTGCACCCATGTGCGTTCAAATGCACCCATACTTATCCACAGAAGTTATCCACAGGAGGTCTCAATGAAGCGACACACCGCTCTGACCAGCACTTATGTAAATGGATTTGACACTCATGGTACGCTAACGGCGCAGAGCCTCTCAAAGGCTCACCGCAAGCCCCTTCGGGGCGTAGCTTGCGGGGTGCTAGTAGCTATTGGGATATCTCTATGCTTTATGCCTATAGCAGGCTCTACAAAGACCAAAGAATATATAGACTATAAGACTTACTCATTATATCTATTAGACTTTAATTACAAACAATATAACTGCTTATTAGAGTTATATACTCATGAGAGTAATTGGAGACCAGAAGCAGCTAATGGATCTCACTATGGTATTCCTCAAGGTAAGAGTGAGTGGCTTAGTACACAGGATGGATATGCTCAAGTAGTATGGGGCTTAGACTATATAGGTCATAGATATGGTGAGCCATGCATAGCCTTAGATCATTGGAGTAAATACGGATGGCATTAGATAAGTTAAACAGCCGTAGGTACAGGGTACATAAGCAGCGTGTGTTTGCTAGGGATGGTAGGCAGTGTAGGTATTGTGGCTCAGATGAAGAGCCATTGCATATTGACCACATCATTCCACGCAAGGCTGGTGGTACTCACGATCTAGATAACCTTCAAGTGTTGTGTAAGTCATGCAATTTACGCAAGTCAAGCAAGCATGAGGGGGTTTTTTTAGCACAGACGGCTACCCCCCCTGTCTTTTCTGACTATATCTCCCCGATGCAGTCCGAGCCGATGCTGGACAGTCCTTTTAAGACCCGACCTGATCCGAGTCAATGACAACTAAGACCAAAAAGCCCAAAGCCCTGCGAGGGGCAACTAAACCAAGGCTTCACAGTCCACTTCTCAAGGGCGAAAACAAGCTGCAAGATGTCAAAGACCTCTGCGAGATTGTAAAGATTCCTCTCATGCCTTGGCAGGAGTTTGTCCTTAAGGATATGCTCACTGTGGACAAGAAAGGCAACTGGATTCGCAAGACAAATCTCATTCTTGTGGCTCGGCAGAATGGCAAGACACATTTAGCGCGTATGTTGATTCTTGCTCATTTAATTAAGTGGAATACCAATGTCCTCATCATGTCCTCGAACAGAAGCATGGCACTGGACACCTTCCGGCAAATCACTCACCTATTGGAGACAAATGACCATCTCAAAGGATTCGTTAAACAGATCAGACACGCCAATGGAACTGAGTCTATTGAGATGCTCTCTGGAGCGCGCCTTGATGTGGTTGCAGCTACTAGAGACGGATCTAGAGGACGAAGTGTCAATGGGTTACTTTACATTGATGAAATCCGTGAGATTACAGAAGATGGATTCAGAGCAGCTACTCCAACTACACGCGCTCACTCAAATAGTCAAACACTCCTCACATCAAATGCGGGAGATGCATTCTCAACTGTTCTTAACGACCTCAGAGAAAGAGCTATAGATTATCCGCCAAAGTCATTTGGGTTCTATGAGTATTCTGCTCCACAATATTGCAAGATAAATGATCGTAATGCTTGGGCTTTGGCTAACCCCTCATTGGGGTACACAATTACCGAAGATGCGATTGAAGAAGCCATAGCCACATCACCTATTGAAAATACTCGCACTGAGACCTTATGCCAATGGATTGACTCGCTCAGTAGCCCTTGGCCTCATGGCGTGTTGGAAGATACCTCGGATAGCACACTAGAAATGGCTGTTGGGGCTTATACTGTATTCGGTTTCGATGTCAGTCCTTCGAGAAGGAACGCATCTTTAGTCGCTGGACAATTACTTCCAGACGGAAGGATTGGCATCGGAATCCTTGAGACTTACAGCTCTCAGGTTGCCATCGATGAATTAAAGATGGCTGCAAGTATAAAAGCATGGTGTGACATTTATAAGCCACGCCTAGTCTGCTATGACAAATACGCCACCCAGACAATTGCCGACAGACTTTCCAATTCCGGTGTCATGGTTGAAGATGTCTCTGGACAGCAATTCTACAAAGCCTGCGGTGATCTACTTGAAGGCTTGGTCAATGCTCGCGTGGTTCACAATGGGCAGGCTGAACTGATCCAGCAGATGAATAACTGCGCAGCTAAAGTCAATGACAGCGCGTGGCGCATAATTAAGCGCAAGTCTGCTGGAGATATCTCAGCACCTATTGGCTTGGCAATGGTTGTTTCCAAGTTAATGATTCCTCAACCTAAACCACAGATATATACTTAGACACGCCCTAGCATATTGTCTAATCTCTTGACAAATGCTACAATTTCTGTCTATGGGTAAATTATTGCAAGCATTTGGCCTAGAGTCTAAGCCACAATTACAAGCTCAATCCGCGCCACAAGTTCTTGGCGAGTATTCACCTTATGCGATGCCTTTTCAATATGCATATGTTGGCAGAAATGAAGCCATCTCAGTACCAGCACTTATGCGTTGCCGTAATTTATTGGCAGGAACTATTGGAGCAATTCCTTTAGAGCTTTACAAGAAATCTACTAATGAAACTCTTGGTTCACCACTTTGGTTAGAGCAACCTTCATATTCACAGCCACGATCTGTAACGATTGCATGGACTGTTGATTCACTTTTGTTTTATGGACAAGCATTCTGGAAAGTCGTAGAAGTTTATGCAGAAGATGGCCGACCATCTCGCTTTGAGTGGATCGCTAATTCTCGCGTAACTGCAACACTCGATAGCACAAATACTTTTGTTAAGTCTTATGCAGTCGATGGAATGACATTACCAATGGACGGATTGGGATCGTTAATTACTTTCCAATCTCTAGGCGATGGCATTCTTAATACTGGTGTCTCCACAATTCGTTCTGCTATTGACGTTCAGAAGGCAGCAACAATCGCAGCATCTACACCTATGGCATCTGGTTATATTAAGAATACCGGTGCTGATCTAGATCCTAAAGAAGTATCTGGATTACTAGCTGCTTGGAAGAATGCTCGCAATAATCGCAGCACTGCTTACTTGACATCTACTCTTGAATACAATCCTGTGTCATTCTCTCCAAAAGACATGATGTACGGAGAAGCAATATTTAACTTGGCTACTGAGATTGCACGTCTATGCAATGTGCCTGCTTACTATGT